GGAACATTAGATGGAACTGAAACTCATAAGTGGGTATTAGAAGGTTTATTTGGTCCTTCTTATAAAATTATTAAAACAGACGAGCTCATGAAGAAAGGTCATGTGGCGACGTTGGATATTAACGTGCTTCTATTGAAACACCCACCGAATAAATTTGAGAACTTTGAAGAAGAAGTTCAATATATTATTACTCATGAGAAGAGAAATAGGTTAATTCGTAACCTTGCTTTAGATCTTAAAGGTAACACTCTTATTCTATTTGCAAGAGTAGAAGCACATGGCGAACCCCTTTATGAGATGATAAATAGTAATACGCTAGAGCAGAGGCATGTCTTCTTTGTTCATGGTGGAGTACCAACAGAAGACAGGGAGAAGATTCGTGAAATTACAGAACAGGAAGACAACGCTATTATTGTTGCCAGTTATGGTACTTTCAGTACTGGGATTAACATTAAGCGGTTGCACAACGTCATCTTCGCCAGTCCCTCAAAGTCCAGAATTAGAAATCTCCAATCCATTGGTAGAGTCTTAAGAAAAGGGAATGGAAAGGTAAAGGCAACTTTATATGATATTGCCGATGATATTAGCACTAAGTCTAGAAAAAATTACACTCTAAACCATTTAATTGAAAGGATCAAAGTTTATAACGAAGAGAACTTTAATTATGATATAGTAAATATACCAATTAAGAACTGATGGGAGAAGAATTTCACGGGGTTGTAAAGTTAATAACAGGTGAAGAAATTTTCGCCATGATCTCTATTGATGAAAATGATGGAGATCCTATAATTATGGTGCAAGATCCTGTTATAATGAAAGTATTACAAAATCATACGGGACAATATGTAAAGGTAAGACCTTGGTTGGAATTACCAGAAGATAATATATTTTTGTTGAAATATGATAAAATTATTACTATGACTGAAGTTAAAGATAAACAGATGATTCAATTTTACAAAAGATATTTAAATGATGGTGATTTAGATATGGAGTTTGATGGTAGAGTAAAATTAAATACAAATCTAGGATTTGTGACAACAGTAGAAGATGCCCGTAGAAAACTTGAAGAAGTATATAAACTTAATATAGAAAAATAAAGCTATCTCATCAACCCCTACAAAGGGTATTGTACAGATATTATGCTACCTTGTCAAGTCGAGTAAATAATGTTATAATATAAACAATTATTAATAAGGATATATTAATGTTATGGCTAAGAAAAAATCAGAACATTATGTAAATAATAAAGAACTCTTAGCAGCGTTAATAGATTATCGTGCTGAAGTTGCTGTAGCAAAGGCAAAGGATTTACCTAAACCCCGTATTAGTAATTATTTGGGTGAGTGTTTTTTAAAGATTGCCACACATCTTTCTTATAAACCAAACTTTGTAAACTATATGTTTAGAGATGATATGATCTCTGATGGTATAGAGAACTGCGTACAGTACATTCACAACTTTGATCCTGCTAAGTCAAAGAATCCTTTTGCGTATTTTACTCAGATCATTCATTATGCTTTTCTAAGAAGAATTCAGAAAGAGAAGAAGCAATTAGAAATTAAGACAAAGATAATTGAGAAGACTGGATATGATGAAGTTATGGTAGTAGATGATGGAGCATTAGCAGGTAGTAGTTCTGATTACAATACTATCAAAGATAATATTCAGTATAAGTCTGGTAATAGATGAAGATAGCGATAATAACGGATCAGCACTTTGGTGCTCGTAAAGGATCTCAATTTGTACATGATTATTTTGAAGAGTTTTACAATAATATTTTCTTTCCATATCTCGAAGAACATCAAATCGATACTGTTATCGATATGGGTGATACCTTCGATAATAGAAGGAATATAGATCTTGCTTCTTTAGAATGGTCTAAGAGAGTATATTTTGATAAGTTGAAATCTTTAGGTGTTCATTTATATTCTATTGTAGGAAATCATACTGCATATTATAAGGATACTAATGATGTAAATTCTATTGATCTGTTATTAACTGAGTATAATAATATATCTGTTTATTCTGAAGCATCTGAAATAAAAATTGATGGATTAGATATTTTGCTTTTGCCTTGGATTAACCAAGAAAATAAAGATTCTACTTTTGATGTTGTTAAGAAGACAAAGGCAAAGGTTGCTATGGGTCATTTAGAATTAAATGGATTTAGAGCACATACAACCCATGTAATGGAACATGGTATGGATATTGATCCTTTTAAAAAATTTGATAAAGTATATTCTGGACATTATCATACAAGATCTGATAATGGAAAAATTTATTATCTAGGTAATCCTTATGAGATATATTGGAATGATGTAAATGATACTAGAGGATTTCATATTTTTGATACAAAGACAAAAGAACACACTCCTGTAAATAATCCATATAGGTTATTTCATGTAATCTATTATAGAGATCATAATCATAAGTTATTTGATGCTAGAGAATTAAAAAATAAAATTGTAAAGATTGTTGTAAAAGAGAAAACAGATCAGAAACAGTTTGAAAAATTTATAGATAAATTATATGCTTCTGGAGTACAGGATCTTAAAATTGTAGAAAATTATGTTCTACAGGAAAGTGAAGATTTTGAAGCGGAAGAAACTGAGAATACTATTAATCTATTGAATAGGTATATTGATGAATCTGAATTTGAATGTGATAAAAATATAATCAAAGGTATTATTCAACAACTCTATAAAGAAACTTGCGAGGTAGAATAATGTTTCTCCTTACATTAAAAGATCAAACTAGTGAGGGTGCTTATGCTGTCCATAACACCTATGGTGATAAAGTTCTTTTTTTGTTTCAGAAAGAAGATGATGCTGAAAGATATGCTATGATGATAGAAGATCAGGAAGATACTGAAATGGATGTTGTGGAAATAGATGATAACCTTGCCATAATGACATGTAAGAGGTATAATTATAAGTATGCTGTAGTAACTCCCAACGATATTGTTATACCTCCTAAACCTGAATGATAACATTTAAGAAGATTCGGTGGAAAAATTTTCTTTCCACTGGTGATCAGTTTTCTGAAATTGATTTTTTAATGAACGCTACCAATTTAATAGTTGGTACAAATGGTACTGGCAAATCGACTGCCTTAGATGCCCTTACATTTAGTTTGTTTAACAAACCATTCCGTAAGATTAATAAAGGTCAGTTAGTTAATAGTACCAATGAGAAGGGTTGTTTGGTTGAAGTAGAATTTAATTTAAATGGTCGTGAATACTTAGTAAGAAGAGGAATCAAACCAAATGTATTTGACATCATAGTAAATGATGTAGCAATGCATAAGGAGGCAGATGATCGTGCCATGCAAAAGATTCTTGAGGAAGGTATATTAAAATTAAATTATAAGTCATTTACTCAGATTGTAATACTTGGTAGTAGTGCTTTTGTTCCTTTTATGCAGTTATCAGGAACTAATCGTAGAGAAGTTATTGAGGATCTTTTGGATATTCGTGTATTCTCAGCAATGAATGCTAAGATTAGAGAGAAGATGAAAATACAAAGAGATGAGATAAGAACTTTGGAGTTGAGTAAGGAGAATGTAAAGGATAAGGTTGAAATGCAGAATAACTTTATCAATGAATTGGAGAGTCAAGGTAAGCAAAGAATAGAAGAGAAGAATGGTAAAATAAATTTATTGGAAGGTGAAATACAGGAAACATCTGACGAAACGGAATGTCTTGTAAAGGATGTTGAGATGTCTACTAATGAGTTGGAAAGTTTTTCTGGAGCTAATAAAAAGTTAAAAAAACTAAACACTCTTAAGGGTCAAATTACTCAAAAAGTATCTACTATTACCAAAGAACATAAGTTTTTCACAGATAATACGGTATGTCCTACCTGTACTCAGGATATAGAAGAAGAGTTTCGTGTAAATAGAATTGCTGATGCTCAAACTAAAGCAAAGGAGTTGCAAACTGGTTACAGGGAACTGGAAGAAGCAATTCAAAAAGAAGAGGAAAGAGAGCATCAGTTCACCAAATTATCAAAGGAGATTACTAAACTCAACAATGGCATTTCTAAAAACCATACTCGCATCTCTGGATGTCTCAGACAAATCAGAGATTTGGAATCGGAAATTCAGAAACTTACCGATCAGCATGCAAACAGAAATACTGAACACGAAAAATTAGAAGAGTTTAAGGAAAATCTCCAACAAGTATTTAAAAAATTAGCAGATAAGAAACAAGAAATCATGTACCATGATTTTGCGTATTCTCTACTAAAGGACGATGGAGTAAAGACAAAAATTATCAAGAAGTATATGCCTTTGATTAATCAACAGGTTAATAGGTATCTTCAGATGATGGACTTCTATATCAACTTTAAATTGGATGAGGAATTTAATGAAACTATTGAATCCCCTATTCATGAGAAGTTTTCTTATGCTTCTTTTTCTGAAGGAGAGAAGATGAGAATTGATCTTGCACTTTTATTCACTTGGAGAGAGGTTGCTAGAGTTAAAAATTCTGTTAATACTAACCTTTTAATTATGGATGAAGTGTTTGATAGTTCACTTGATACTTTAGGTACTGATGAGTTCCTTAAAATTATTAGATTTGTAATTAAGGATGCGAATGTATTTGTTATATCTCATAAGACAGAGCTTCATGATAAATTTGATAGTGTTATTAAATTTGAAAAGGTTAGAGGTTTTTCTCGTATATCAACTTGATAAATATTTAAAAAAGTATTACAATGTCTTGGTATATTAAAAAAACAAGTATGATCGGTGGAGATACCTATTATAAAGGTGATAATAGGTGGTCTCAAGATATTACTGAGAAAAAAACTTATACGTCACAAGCAAAGGCAAAGGCAGACACTCCTTATATTTGGACAAAGAAAAATGATTCTGGATGGGATGTGACTGCTGTTAAAGAATAAATTATGATGAATCATTATGAAGAAATACAAACTCTTAAAAGAGAGGTTGTAGAATTGAAAAGAGATTTAGATAAATTTAAAAGGGCGGTATTGATGCATCCTGAAATTGGTGATAGGGTACAAAGGAATATGTGGCTTTGATGAACGTTCAGAACATTTATGAACCTTTTCCTTCAATTATTATCGATGATCATTATGATGATGAGGAACTTGATTTAATATGGAAGGAATTGGATTATCTTACACATCCATCAAGGATGAAAAGATCTTCTGAGGTCTCTGGTTCTGCTAGTACTTCCAATAATGATATATTAAAAAATAATTATGTTATATGGTTGGATGATTTTTTTCCAGATAGAACATATTCAAATATTTTAAATACTGTTAAACTAGATCGTGAAATACCAATATCTCATGGTCATTGGACTTTTAGTTGTAGAACTGTTACTAATTATTCCACACAAATTTTATATTATGAGGATGGTAACGAGTATAAACCTCATTGGGATGAGTCAGTATTTACTTCATTAACTTGGTTATATAAGGAACCAAAATCATTTACTGGTGGCAATTTAGTATTTCCTGAGTATGATGTAGAAGTCGAATTGTTAAATAATAGAACATTGATTTTTCCTGGTTCTATCGTTCATCATGCTACCTTTGTTGATATGGAAGAATCTAATTTTGATGGATTTGGTAGATATTGTATTAGTCAATTCTTTTTATCTACAGCACCACATAAATCTTTATTACCTAATCTAGCACATTTTAATAATCGTGAAAGTACCTAACTGGCAGCATCACTCCAAGAAGGAGAGTAAACGAAAACTTAAACCACAAGCGTTACGCCAAGCGAAAGCAAGGCGTGGACAGTTGATAAACCGTCTACTTAACCGCCCACAGAGGCGGTTTTCTAGTATGATAGGTACATCAAACAAACAGATCCATGACAGTAAAGCACGAAATCAAATCGCAACTTGCTAAACTACTTGCTACTGAGGATCTAGTAGTAGAGCATAAAAAAGTTGAGACTGCTCAGTTTAATGTACAGAC